CAGAAAGGTACACCGATCCGATGCTAACCAGAAAGAGATTATCGATACCCTTAGACGCGCAGGCGCGGAAGTCTATGTCATTGGGCGACCTGTTGACTTACTCGTATTCTGGGGAAAATGGGTCCCGGTCGAAATCAAGAATCCCGAAGGAAGAAATCGACTTACTACAGATCAGGAGCAATTTCTTGAAACTACGCGAGGCCCGGTCGCGATTGTTGACAGCCCAGAGGGAGCTATCAAAACTATACAAAGGCTAATCCATTGAATTATAATCCTATAACCTGTTTCAGTTACGTTTCGGTATGGGAGAACCCGGATTACAACGCCAGCCAGACAAATTGCCAAACCTGCCTCCAACCAGGTTGTACTTGCCCAAGTACTGGTCAATTTGTGGGCGCCCTTATCGCCTGACCCAAACCGGGCGTATGGAGTCGTTTGTCCGTGACAACTGGCGTGCTTGGCCCCGGTAACGGGGCCTTTTTATGTTATAAGTAAACCATGAGCCTCGGTCGCCCCAGCAAATACAAGACAGAATTCGTCGAACAAGCATTCAAGCTTGCCGAGCTCGGTGCAACAGACAAACAGATGGCCGACTTCTTCCACATTACTGAGCAGACGCTCAACAACTGGAAGGAAAAGCACCCAAACTTTTTTGAGTCCTTAAAAGCTGGAAAGCAGTCTATTGACGATGCGGTGGAACGAAGCTTGTTTCAGCGTGCCCTTGGCGGCTATACCTTGCGAGAGACAAAGCGTCGTTATGCCGTCACGGTCGATGAGGACGGCAACGAAAGCAGGACACAAAGCACTGAAGAGGTTATTGAGAAGAACATTGGTCCAGATACTACGGCCTGTATCTTCTGGCTCAAGAACCGGCGCCCTGACGATTGGCGGGACAAGCGGGAAATTAGTGGAGATCCGGACAACCCATTGACGGTTATGTACAGGGCATGGGCCGAAGCGCTGGATGCCGATGGCAGCACCGACTAAGAAGGTCGACAATAAGCAACTGATCGCAAAGGCACAGCAAAAGGCACGAACCGATCCGGTCTGGTTTGCTCGCGAGATCCTGCAACTGAAGGCCTTGCCAGGCGAGGAAACACTCGAATCCAATCCTACCAGGTCGTGGGAGCTGGATGAATGGACTGTAGAGCTACTTGAGGCGGCGGCCGATGTCGTTCGATATCACGAGGGCCTGCCAACCAAAGTCAATCACGATGGACTGAACCAGATATCTGTCAGGGCCATGCACGGACCTGGAAAGACCTTCGGCCTTGCGTTGTTGATGCATTGGTTCGGCTTTTCTTTCAAATGCAAGATGCCGATGACGGCGCCGAAAATGGATCAGTTGAAACGCCGCCTGTGGCCGGAGTTTCGCAAGATCAGTGGCCGCGCTATTCCAAGTTATCAGGGACTGACAGAGGTTAATGGAGAAACCATATATTGGCGCGGAAAGAAAGGTAAATTCGATCCAGACCACTGGGCGTTCATGGAAACGGCCTCGAGACCGGAGAACTTGCAAGGACTGCATGACGATTACATGCTGGTTGGTGCTGACGAGGCAACCGGTATTGTTGAGCCGTTATGGCCTGTCATTCTGTCCTCGACCGCAAATATTATCGGCATATTCGTCATTATCGCTAACCCGACCAAATTGCAGGGGACGTTTGCCGATACACACCTGAAACCAATGGTGGCGAAGTCATGGTACAAAATCCACGTATCGCTGGACAAGACAGCGCGTGTCAGGGCGAAAAAGCGCTGGCTTGAGGGCATGATTGCCAAATATGGCAAGGACTCGCCAGTCGTCAAGATCCGTTGCTACGGTGAATTCAGCGAAGAGGACGACAACCAGCTTATATCCATGTCGTGGCTGGAGAGATCACTGGTCACAGACTGGTCCACAGATGGATCGCTTCCGAGGTATAGACTTAGCGTTGACTGTGCTGACGGGGGTGGAAACTTCAGTGTTATCACGCACGCGCTCCACGAGAACAGCCAGGTTCTGCTTAAAAAACAGTATCAATACAATTTCCCGTCCGGCGATTCTGTTGTGCTTTTGTCTTCGGAGGTCGATCGATTATGGGATAAATTCGGCATGTCAGCGGAGAATGGAGATGATATTGTTGTCGATAGTCTTGGCGTTGGGGCGGGTGTTTGCAGTATCCTTGCCGCCAATGGGCGTCCAGTCGTCAACTACAAGGGTGGCGCTGCCAGCGACAATAAAGATCTTTATCGGTGCCGGCGTGTCCAGAGCTACCTGGTTTGCCGGGATTATTACAGGGACGGCAAGATGTTTTTTGATCCCGACTTTGTTGATCACGATGAATGGGACGATCTTTACGGCCAGCTATGCAGTATCCGCATTCGTCCCGGTACTGAAAGGTTCGAGGATTTGTTGACCAAAGAGCAAATGAGAATACAGGGAATTACAAGCCCTGACCGCGCCGATTCCATTGCAATGCAATTCGCTACACAGTCGCCGATGCATAGTGTCGTTGATCCGGCATCAATTCTTGTCCTGACCACAACGGAGACTTCACGCTATGATGGAGCGCTTAGCTAAATTCCTTAGCGGGCCGAAGGATATCGACCTCGGCAAGCAGGTCGGCTGGTCAGATAGCCGAATGTATGGCAGCAATATCGAGAAATATAATCCAGATGATTTGATCGGCCGCAGAGGTCACGGCGTCTATCGAAAGATGATGCTGGATGAGCAAGTCAAGGCCGTCGTCAAATTCAAGCGTGATGCCATTACCTCCCGCGATTTCCTGTTCACCTTCGATGACAATTCTGAATTGAGCGAGGCCGAGCAGGATCGGCGTATCGATATCTACAACACCATGTTGCAGAAGGTAAAGGGTTCTTATACGGATGGACTGAATTTCATCATGACGGCCATGTACCAGGGCTTTTCCATGACGGAAAAGAAGTTCGACGTGTTCGAACATAAGGGTGCGCCGTTTCTCGGCATCTCAAAACTATCACCGAAACCGTTTGACACGTTCGTTTTCGAGGTAGACGAATTCGGAACAATAGACAACTGCATACAGAAAATGGACGGCAAGGAGCAAATTATTGATCTGCGAAAATTTGTGTACTACGTCCATAACCCGGAATTCGATCAACACTACGGGCAAAGCGATTTGCGCGAGGCTTATCGTAGCTGGTATAGCAAGGATATCGGCGTCCGGTTCTACAACATATTTCTTGAGCGGATGGCCAGCGGGTTCATTATCGCCAAACCGAAGGATGGGGTAATACTTCGCGCCGGAACAACTGATTACAACGCCGTGCGGGCTGCTATTGACAGTTTGACAGCAGGAACCTCCGTGCTGCTCCCGTCCAATATCGACGTTGAAGTCGTTACACCAAAGTCAACAGATCAGTTCGAAAAGCACATAACGATGCACGATTTGCAGATCGCCAAGGCCTTGCTCGTGCCTAACCTGCTAGGAATCTCTCACGTTGGCGATACCGGGTCTTATGCACAAAGCCAGACACAGCTTGAAGCGTTTCTATGGACGCTGGACGCGGACGCATTAAGGCTTTCTGATGCGTTGAATGAACAAGTGTTCGATCTTCTGTCGGAGATGAATTTCGCCGATGGCATGGGTCCGAAATTCAAGTTCAAGCCAGTCAGCGAAGAAATGAAAATGAAGCTGGTGTCTGCGTGGACAGGTCTGGTTACAGCAGGCGCCGTGGAGGCTACCGATTCAGATGAGGCGTATCTGCGCGAGCTGATGGATTTCCCGGAGCGTGGTGAGCCGATCAAGGAACCCGCCCCCGTGATGCAGCCAGGGGTGCCTCCCGGAGCACCACCCCCCAATGAACAGGACCTGCCGGATGAAACGGTTATTGGTGATGAAAAGCGGATTGTCAGCAATGCTGCATTTACCCGCGCATTG